AAATTATGTTTCACTGCTATATGATTAAATCTGATTACACCTCCGTCTCGAATATAACTATCAATCGACAATTCATAATCTTCTTTCCAATCTAAATGAACATGTCTTTTTTTATTGATAATTCCCATAAAACCACCAACAATAAATCTTAAGTCGGTTGTATATTCATCTTTCGACTTCATATAAAAGGCGTTCGCTGTTGGATATAAGCCCCATAATGTATATTTGTGGTCTTCGCATAATTGGAACCCTTTCTCGATAACTTCATTGAAATTATTAATTGGAATTAATTGACCTTCATCAATTGTATTAATCGATACAACATCATCATCCATTGAGATAAGTTTTGCCCCTTCATCAAAATAATCAATAATGTAGTTTCTCACATTCATTATTCCTTTCGGTTCATTTGTCGATATTATATGTCCATAAAGTTCGTTTGGTATTTTAGTTTCATATTCCTGCTTTTGTTCTTCTGTATTTACAAATATGTAGATAAGTTCTTTTGAGTAATTGTATCGAGAAAGAAAAGCTAATGTCTTTTTCGTAATACCATCAGCTCGATTATAGGAAGGTATTGCTATTTTATACATATTATAGAATAACATTAATTTTATCTAAAATAAACAAATAAGTATTTAAAGTTTTAGTATATGTATAATATATAATGCCAACATATAGGTCTCCACGTTCTCAACCATTTATGACATCATCTGAATGTTTTGAATTACATAAGAAATTATATCAATCTTTTCTCGATAAAACTCAAAATACTAAAGTTTACTGTTCAATTGATTATGATGATCGAATGATTGCGAAAAAATATGGTGCAAGATGGTGTCCTGATAAAAAATCTTGGTATTTTATAGATAACAAAAAGTTATCAGATTGTATGAGTAAATTGGTTTACACCCTCGTGGACTAGTTTATACCATGGTGGATTAGTAATTTAGTAATTTAGTAATTTTAGATATTACTAAATTACTTTTTTTAAGTTTTAGGTCTAGTAATTTCAGGTTTAGTAATTTTCGTAATATATATTGTAAAATGACTTAAAGAATTACCGATATAGTATAGTATCTATACCAAGATGACCTCAATAACTCAATGTTCAATCTGTTCGAAATCTATGAAACAATCATCAATATATAAACATAAGAACACGCTTGCGTGTCTTAAATATAAAAATAAATTAGAAGGTAATAGGTGTCAATTATCATCCCCTTGTCATCAGACGAATAAAAAAATTATAAGTAATGTTCTCAATAATATTCCAGTCGACCAAACTATTTTAGAAAAAGTATTATACAAATATATACCATTGATAATCAATGATATATTATTACAGTCATCTTCTTTATCTATAGTAAAAGTCAAAGAAGAAGTCAAAGAAGAAGTCAAAGAAGAAGTCAAAGAAGAAGTCGTAGAAATAAGTAAATTAATAACTGAAGAACGGCAAAAACTAGAAGACCTAAAATTAAAAAATAAACACATTGATTATTTACTTACTAAAGATGAAGATGAAAATGAAGATGAAGATGAAGATGAAGATGAATCTCATATATTACCATTTACAGAAATTATAATCAATAATAATATGGATGATAATATATCTGATATCTCAGAAGATGATATGCCTCAGTGTGAAGATGAAGATGAAGAAATAAAATTGTGTTGTGAGTATTATCCTCAAAAATTATGTTCTCCTCTAGATAATGATAATGATTTATGTGTAATCTGTAAAAGTCTTTTACAATTTGAACGAAAATTACGAAATAAAATCAGAAAACCTATATTACAATGTGAACCAGAACCCTTCCAAGAACCTGAACCTGAACCCTTCCAAGAACCTGAACCTGAACCCTTCCAAGAACCTGAACCCTTCCAAGAACCTGAACCCTTCCAAGAACCTGAACCCTTCCAAGAACCAGAACCCTTCCAAGAACCAGAACCCTTCCAAGAACCTGAACCTGAACCACAAATTACTGAATCATTAATATGGTGTGATTATTGTTCTTTGAGAGAATCAGATATTAATTTAATATTCTCAAATGCCAGAAATGTATGTGAGAATTGTAAGTCACAATATGAAGAAGAAGATGAAGATGAGGATTCATGTGATGAAGAAGAAGACCATAATAATTTTATAATCCCTCCAATAAAATTAAAAGAATCAGACAATTTATTTGATAAAAATAAATATGATAGTTATAAACGAGCATATTCACAAATAAAAGAAGCACCAATCCAAGAATTACCAATAAAAGAAGAATCTCCTCCTATAATAAAAGATAAAATTACTGAACCCAAAATTACTGAACCCAAAATTACTAAATCAAAAATTAAAATAGTCAAACTTTAAAGATTAAAATTATTTATATTGTGGTAACATAGCATCAGTTTGAAGTCTAACAAGCATCTGACCTGCTGTTTGTAAAATAGCTTTTTCAATTCGTTCTTCGTGTGGTGGCATTAATATTCTATGATTTTGAATCTGAGTATCTAAATAATTTGCTGATTCAAGAATAAGATTATCCCAAGTCGTTTCATTATCATTCTCAATTTTACGATATATCTGAACCCAATTTTCTGCTTCCTGAAGTGTAATATATCCATTAGGTTGTGGTTGATTAAGCATTAATTCACCAATCGAACGAGCTACTAATACTCGTAAATCATCAATTCTATCACCACCAATTAAGTTTTTTTTTATTATCGTTTGATCACATAAAGGACAATTATGTGAAGCAACTTTTCTTTTTTTAATACGAGCACCTGCCTGAATAGGTTGGACTACATTACTAAATGATGGATAATTTGATTGATCATATCCAGAAGAGACACCAGTTGAAGAACTCCCTCCCTGACTAATAATATAAGTTGCTAATGTAATAGCAAGAGTAACTCCAATGCTTTTAATAATATAGGTAGCAATATCTTTAATCGATTTTAAACTACGACCACCACCTTTTACTTGTTTAGTAATTTTAAGTATTTCATTAGCTACTTTTATCAAAGTAGGTATATCGTATAGTTGTTCTAATGATTTCATCATTGACATAGCCGTTTTATTTAACCGAATACTCATTATATATAATATTAATATTATTATTTTCTCAAGATAAATTATATGCCCATAAAGATTCGTAAAAATAATAAACAAAATACATACAAAGTTTATAATATTTTAACAAAAGAAGTTCATTCTTATGCTACAACAAAACAAAAAGCTCTCCGACAAAAGAAATTATTAGATGCGATTGACCATGGATTTATCCCATCATCTTCTAAAAAAGGTGGTAGTATTACTAAACCAATTACTAAAATTACAGAACCAATTACGAACCGAGTAAAAGCAATTATAACAGGACATAGAGAAGAAGGTCTCCCTCCGAAATCGAGAGATACACTAAAAAAATATGGTGATATACCTATTAAGACAGCAGTAATATTTAGATATGAAATCCCTTCCGCAATTACAGCATTTTTACAAGTTGTAACTAAAAATAAAGTATTTAAAAATGTAGATTATGATAAGCTTTTTCATCTTGGAATGATTTTCAGATTACAGAATGGAGAATCTATTATTATCGAGAAAAATCAAGTTATTAATATTAGTAATTCATTTCCTTCCATACCAAAAACAGCAGATATTAAATCAATACTAATTCCTTCTTCATTAACTTTAAATGAAATTATCAACAATACAAGAAATAAAATGGGTCTTCATAATTTTGAATATTATAGTGCTTTATCGACAAATTGTCAAAACTTTATTAGCAATTTATTACAATCGAATCATCTTGGAAATACAAATGATATTAACTTTGTAAAACAAGATTTAACTCAACTCATAAAAGAAGTTAACAAACATCCTATATTAAATAAATTAATAAATACATCAACAGATTTAGCAAGATCAGTAGATGTTATACTTCAAGGAGCTAGTAGATTAACTGGTGGTATATTACCTCTAAAACAATTANCATTTAACAAATATATGTCAGATTTTTTATTAGAAAATCCTAATTTAACAGATGATGAAATACGCACAGAAGTTAGTAATAGATTTAGATTAATTATGCCTGATTCAGATTCTGAAATAAATAGATTTATAGATGAATATTTTCAGTTAGCAGAATTTTATAGTACTAATATTTTTAATACAATTAATAGATTTGTAGATGAACTAATTGAAACAAATGCTACTAAATCAGGTAATGTCGAAGAAAATCTAAGTGTATTTTTACAACTTTTTTCTAATAGTGGACCAAGATTATTAAATCATATACACCAATTTATACGAGATAATAATGATATAAATATTAAAAGGCGTATTCGTGTACAACTATGGATATTAATGGGTAGGAAAACTTATATTTATACATTAAATTATTTTGGTAAATATGAAAATGATGATCAATTTTACATGTTACTTCGACCAACACTTATACAAATACTTATCAACTTAGTAAATGGTATATAATATTAATAGATTAATGTAGTAGAATTGATATCTTAAAAATCAAATAAACTTTTATTATGACATATCCATCTTCGTGTATAATCTTGTAATTTATTATAAAGTATATTATATAATTTACTAATATATCTCAGAGAAAACATTTTGAATAATTTATCTTCAATTGGTATCTCATATATTTTATTTAATTTTAATTGACATATCGACAAATTATTTGTAATTAGTAATTTTGGTGAATTAGTAATTTTAGTAATTTTCATAATAATTTCCAACTGAGAAATAATAGATGAAAGTAATCCAATATTTGAATTAAAAAGATCAATTAATATATTTTTTTCATTCTTGGTAGTAATTAATTTGTCGATAAGAGATAAAGAATATAATCGTTTAAGAGCCTTCCAATAATTACCCTCATTAATTAATTGATCAATATCTTCCTTTAAAGATATAATTTTATTTTTCTTTGATGGTTCTTTCTCTAACCATATTGTATCATTTATATCAGTCAATATACCATCTATATTAGCAATAGTATTTATTTGAAAATATTTATTAGTTTTATGTGATTCTATATACCATATATCGTGACTCTTTTCAATCTGTTTTATTTTTGATTGAATATGAGTTTTAATGTCTTTTCCTGTCATTTGTTCATTAATATCATAATCTGAATTATATATAATATTTGTCATTGAACCTGATCCTACAAGATAAGGATTCTGTCCAATTGATATTAATTTTATTTCATTCTGTAATTTCTTTGGTAAATTTTCGAGTTTAATCTTACTCATTTATTATATTACTATATAATAATTACGATGCTTAATTTAGAATCAGTAGGTCACGAAGTATCTATAATTAGTAATCCAAAATGGGATACTCCTAAAAAAATATATTTAGCATCTGATACAGAAAAAGATAAAGTTAAACATGGTTTTGTTAAATTAGAATTAGAAGATGATTCAAAGTTTGAACCTTGTGTCGATAAAAAAACTGAACGACAAGTATTATATGTTAGTGGAATGTCTGGATCTGGAAAATCCGTTTATGTAGGTAATTATTTAAAAAAATATAGAAAAGCATATCCAAAAAGACCAATATATGTATTAAGTCCAGTAGGAGATGATAAAGCATTTGACATTTTAAAGCCCCTCCGAATTAAATTAAATGAATTATTAACAGAAGATATACCAATGGAAGATTTTAAAGATAGTATAGTAGTTATAGATGACTGTGATAGTATTTCTGATAAGAAAATAAGAAATAAAGTATTGTCAATACAGAATCAGATTTTAGAAGTTGGTCGACATTATAATATTTCATTATGTGTGACTAGTCATATAACTTGTGCTGGTAATGATACAAAAAAAGTATTAAATGAGGCTCATATGATTGTCGTATTTGTTGCGAATATGGCTAATAGAAATATTAAATATCTTATGGATAATTATTTAGGACTCGATAAAAACCAAATTGCGTATATCAAAAAACAAAAGACACGAGCGACTACATTTTATAAAACATATCCTTCCTTAGTAATTACTGATAAATTAATCAGTTTTACAAAAAACCTTCTCGACGAAGATATTGCTCAATATTAAATTATATTATATTATATTATCTTATCTTATATAAATGTCATATAGAAGTCTTGGTCAAGTAAATCAAGTTTTAAATGTATTATTAGCACGTATGAATACGACATCAAATAATCCAGCAACGTCTGATTTAAATATGAATGGATATGATATCACAAATGCTAATACTATAACGTGTGATACATTAAATTACACAACTCTTAATCCACCAATTAGTCCAGCAATGGAAAACTTATCTCAGGTATTAGTTAATGGTAATAGTGCGGGGTTATCATCAATAAATATGAATGCGAATGCAATTATAAGTATTTTAAGTGAAAAATATAGTAGTGGTATTAATCTTACTGACCAATCATCAGATGCTCAAATCAGTTCTAATAATACTGGTAATCTTCAATTAACATGTTCAAATGATTTGCTTCTCGACGTAAATGGAACATCTATTATTGAATTAAAACCTTCTTTATTAACAATAACATCCCCAAATATTAATATTCCAAATGGATATCTTACAATAACACCTCAATCATCTTTATCTTCTTCTAGTCTTCTTCTCGGAGAAATTGCTATCGACGCATCTTCTAATAATATTAATATTTATGATGGTAAATATTGGAATCGTGTAACAAGTAAACATTTTTCATTTGGATATAATAATCAACTTGCTGGACTAAATGCAAATCAGATTACATTTAATTTTACGACAAATAATGCAACTATAACAGCAAATAGTATGATTACCCTTCATCTTAATTCTGTATTTACAATTACAAATAGTTCTACCTTGTCGACAACAACAATTATGATATCTGGAATGATTGTTACACTTAATATTTATAATATTATTCAAGGAACGAATACATCTTCTATATATAGTTATCAAACATCAACAAGTTCCACATCTTGCGCTTATGCTGATTTAGGAATGATAAAAATATTAGAAGATGTAACAGGGACATGGAACTTAACATATGGAAATAGTGTTCCATATATTCAAGTCAATAATTTTGCATATAATACCACAACGAAAAATGGAACGTGTAATATTACAATTTTTCCTGCACCATTATTATCAGGATTTACAGGATATAAATCATGTTCTAATGGTGTAATAGAATTAAAATCAGATATTGGATTTGCGAAACCATATAATTCACAATTTATTTATACACCTATTTCACTTAATTAGAGGGAATATAAAAGATAAAATTAAAATCTTATGAATATATAATATGTCTTCTATCTTAACAGATAATTTTAGTATTGTTAGTTCTGAATCAAATACAAATATCAAGATTAAAAGTAATACAAATACAAGCACAATAACTCAAAATGGAGATGATTTAACAATCACTTCACCTAATCAGATAACTATGAGTTCTTATGATAATGTTAATATTAATCCAGGAGTTAATTTTGTTGTTAATTCAAATGATAGTATAGCATTAAACGCTGTTGGTGGGAGTGGAGACGCTATTCAATTAAATGCTCAAAATAGTAATATATATCAACAAACTCAATATGTTAAATTAAGAGATGGAGTAAATGATACTGAAATATTATTAGATATGCGAACAACAATAGACCAAATACCAACAATAACATTATCTCATAACGGACAAATAACTTCAATTACTAATGACGATAATCTAAATATTAATAGTGACGAACAAACATTTATTACAAGTGGAAAAGCAATAATAATAAACTCTTTAAATGATAATATAAGTTTATGGTCACCAAATGGAATATTATATGTTGATAGAACAGAGCCTACTGCTGGAGACGGACAAATAGTTGCTGCCATTTTTAATGGAAATCTAAATGGCAATGCTGCTTCTGCGTCTTTTGCTACTTCTGCTGGTTCTGCTGGGTCGGCAACAACAGCATCTTTTGCTTCTTATGCGGGACAAATATCTACAACTGGAATAGCAACTGGAGGAGGAGCGTATAGTATTCCATTTGTCGTTTCTGCTACTTCTTCTGCTAATCAAACTTTATATACAGACAGCAATAGTCATCTTACTTTTAATCCTACAACCAATCAATTAAACGCTACTGGAACTATTACGAATGCTGGACTGACTATGAATGGTTCAGCAAGTCAATTTCTTATTAATAACAATTCGGCATCTGTTCCAGCAATATCAGCACCAAATGCTCTGTTAGTTAATTTTCCTTCAGCGACTATTACTGCTACTACGTTTGCTGGTGGTTTATCTGGTAATTCAACAACAACAAGTCAAGCAAACGGAGTATTTACGACTATTGATACGACTACAGCATCTAATTGCCCTATTTATTTTGGTGTTAATTCAAGTGGAAATCAAGCAACAAAAGTAAATAGTAATTTGAACTGGATTCCTTCAACCAATACTTTGAATGCTACAAATATAGTTGGTTCTTTAACTGGGACTGCTTCTAATGCTTCTGCTATTAATACTACAAGCGATAATACAAGTGGAACATATTATATTCCTTTTACAAAAACTTTGGCTGGAACTGGAAAGACTTTATATATTGACGATACAAGTGGGCCTTTGAGTTATAATCCTTCAACTTCTTCTTTGACTTGTTCTATATTGAATGCTACTACAATAAATGGTTCATTAGCAAATGCTTCCTCTGTTGCTTCTAATTCGTCGGGAGCATTAACAATATCAAGCGGTTCCGCTGCTTCTATGACGATTAATAGCACTGCTGGAACAATCAATCTTCAATCAAACGGAACCAATATTGCCGTCGTTCAATCAACTGGATTATCACTTTCTCAAATTAATTGTTCCAGCAGTCTTACATTCTTTAATGGGACATTTAATCCATTAGTAATTAATGGGACAACTGGATTATCAACTTTTACAAATGCTACTTTTACTGGTTTAACATTACCAGCAACAAATACAACGGCAACTTTTGCTAGTTCAACATTAACTATTCCTTGCTCTACAACTAAATCATATATGAACTTTTCAATTGGTTTTACTGGAACGACAAATACAATATCAACTATAACATTAACAAACGCAGTCGTAAATGGAGAATATTATGTAGCAATCTATAATGGTGGAAGTGGAAATCTAACTATAAATGCGACTTCATTAGGAGCTGGTGTTAAATCAACTTATACTTCTGCGGTTGTTGTTCCTACGACTGGGTCAGCAATAATGAAAATAAATTATTTATCTTATACTACTGGTGGAAATACTTATGTTGTATCAGTTAATTTAGTTGCTTAATTATATATGGATACACAGACATTTAATGGAATATTTTTCTCATTTTTAATCACTTCTGTAATAGGATGTATTTTAGGTATAGCAAAAATGTGTTATAAGAGTAAATGTGTTAGTATAAAATGTTGTGGATTTGAGTTAATTCGTGATACAAGAGAAGAAGAAAAGTTTGATGAGTTAGAATTAGAACGACATACAGAAACAAAATCTGATAATATAATATGAGGATAATAAAAATTACTGAGAGTCCTTTACTTACTAAACGGTTCAGAGTTTTTTTAGATACTGGAAATCATTATGATTTTGGATTAGATGGAGGGCATACTTACATAGACCATAAAAACCAATTATTAAGACAAAATTATTGGTTAAGACATTTAGGAAACTCAAGAGAACATTATTTAATTAGTTCTCTTACACCAAGTCCGAGTCTTTTTAGCCTATATCTTTTATGGGGATGTTCAACGAGTTTACGAGAAAATATTAATAGATTAAATAAATTATTTGTCGATAAAGCGTAGTATTAGTTATCATTATAATATTTGATTATTATATATTATAATGGTAAGAACTAAATCAACAAGACCAATAATTACTAATTTGACAGATTATCCAAAAAAAGATAAATCTTCAATTACAATAGTAAAAAGTGAACATCCTTTATGGGAGTATGAGTTTTATGATTTTAGAGGGGTTTTTGTTGGATATGTTGGTCCGACAAAAGAGAATCCACTTTATAAAAGTAATACATAATTTTTATTCTTTATTCTCGATTAATTATATAAGTAAATATATTTAGCAATAATATATGTCAAAGAGAAATAAATCAGTAAAATATATTATAGAAGAAGAAGAACATTTTTATAATACAAAATCGAATCCAAAAAATATTAATGATTATATCGAGAAATTACCTATCTTTTTATCTGATATAGACATAAGAAATTATTTAGGATCAGATTTTCCAATCCATAAATATTCTATACTCGATGATATAAAATCTATTGATGAACTTTTAAAAGATGGAGAATGTTGTATTATACTAATCGAAAATGAATACAATAGTGGTCATTTTGTCGGATTAGGTAGGAAAGGAAATGATATTATTCAATTCGATTCATATGGAGCTCAAATTGATGGAGAACTACGATATATTACTTCTTTTATGAAACGGATTTTAGGTATGGAGAGAAACTCTTTGTCGAAACTTATTACTAAAAGTAATATGAACACGGTTTATAATAAAGTAAAGTATCAATCATTAAAAAAGATATATGGTAAACAAAGTAGTATTTGTGGTCGAGCAAGTATTTTATTTTGTCAATTGTTTAAAATGGGTTATAATCTTAATGATATTAAAAATATGATGGATACAAAGAGAGTCCAATATGAAAATGAATACTCTATCACAAAAATACCTTATGATTTAATATTTTGTTTTTTAATACCAAATCCATAAAATGAAAATTACTAAAATACTAAATTACTGGTTTATTATTGATTATTAGTATCAATAATAAATATTATGTCGATTATAGTCTCATTCAATATGAAATTAAAATATTTTAATTTCATAATACCGTAATTATTAGATTATATAATTATTCATTATCATCTTAATGTTTTATTTATAATTATCATTCGTTATCATAATTATCATTTAATATATTAATTTTCAGTTTATCCAGTCAGAGAAAATGCTATCCAATTAAATGATGCATTTGCATCTCCAATTACACGAAAACTGGAAGGTGAAGATTGTGCAATTGATAACGGACGAGTTGGGACTGTATCTCCTAAATATGTACATGTAATAATTGGAAGATTTGTAAAACTTGGTGTAAAATAAATAATAGGTGATTCGAGAACTCCATCCATTGTTCCTGTTCCAGTTCTAAAATAAAATGTTGTCATTATTTCTTCTGAATTAATTTGAACAGAACCTCCATCTGTTGTAATATTTAATCCACTACCAGAACCTAATACTTGCAGTTGATAATTTACATTTGTATTGGCTATATTGCCGATTGAGATTGGGTTTAAATTAATATTTATACCTTGATCTAATATTCTTATTGCTTGACGAGCATTACCTGATGCTGAATATGTAGTAATTGTTAATGCACTATTTGCTCCTGATATTTCTAAATTATAATTACTATCTGATAAATCATCTCCTAAATAAATATTACCTGTCGGTATATAAATAGTCTCATTTCCTGTTGTAGACCCTAATACTAATTGATTATTTTGACCTATCGCTATTGGTGTTGAGTTTGCTCCGATTAATGTTAAATATTCATATTGAGTAGGATCTGTATTTAATTGTGTGCTATTATATCCAATAAATGTATTATTAGATGAATTACCAGTCAGATTTAAACCACTATTTTGGCCTAAAGCAATATTATAATTTCCCGTTGTTAAATTATTTAAACTTACATTTCCAACCGCGGTATTATTTGAACCTAGACAATCTGAAAGTGCACCCTCACCAATCGCAGTATTAGCATTTCCTGTATGACACAATAGTAATGATCCAAATCCAAGTGATGTATTAAATGAACCAGTTGTCAGACCTTCGGATGAGTTTGAACCTATTGCTGTATTTTGAGAACCAGTTGCATTTAGACCTGCATTTACACCTAAATATGTATTATTAGTTGATGTTTCACCAATTAAACTCGACCCTCCTCCGCCTGATGTTGTTTGTATTGAACCATCAGGAAACTTTAAATATCCATTCTCTAAAACAATATTTCCTTTAAACTTAGCATTTGCTGAATTAAGTAAAGACTGAGCTGACATATATTATAATTAGATAAATATTTTCTTGAGAAAATATTTTTTTCTAGATTGAGACATTCTATTCCGAGAACCTCCTGATACAATATATCCACCAATTAAATCCTGTTCTTGTGATTGTTCTTGTAGAGAACTAGAAGGATTTAACTGTAATTTGAAAGGTTCGTAATTTTGAATTGCTGTATTTAATAGTATAATAATAGGAGTAATATTTGTAGCATAAAAGTTTAATATTATATTATAATTATTTTGAACAATAAGACTAATAACATGTCCATTTCTAATATTATCTATTAATACTGTTATCATAATATCTCTTATTTCTTCTAAACTTATAAGTTTATTTTTGATATCTCTTACTTGAAAAGAATCCATATAATTAAATTGAGATGGTATTTCAAATTGTAAACTAGTCTCAAAATTACTAGTATTCTCTGTAAGTTTTGTTAATGATACATCATCTATTGCAACTGATGAATTTAATATTCGTTCAATTACTTTATAGATTGAGTTTAAATATGTAATTACTTTTCTGTAAAAAGCATTAACATTACTACGAGTAGTTTGTCTTGATGCAATATTACTAACAGAAGATAAATCTGAAATACCCATTTTACTAATTTTTTGTTTTGCTTCATTTAAACTTTGAGTATCTGTTTTACTAAAATCGTATGAAACGCTAAGAAGAGGCATATTATAATATACTATTAGATAATATATATTATAATATTATATTTATCGACAAAATTAATGATTTATGTTACTTTGTATATAACCCATGTTGTTTAACATACTTACTTGCTTCAATCATTGAAAGTCCTTGTTCTGACATTATTTTTTTAACAATTTGAGCACGAGCTGATGGTTTTCGTCCTGCTCCTTCGATACCTGATATAATTTTCTTATTAAGAGCTGATGCTACTCCTTTTGTTAATGGTTTGATATAAGTTCCAACTTGTTTTATATCATTAAATACATTCTTAAAAGAAGGAGGTTTTCGTTTTCCAGCATGAATACTTGGTCTTCCTGCTGCTTCAATACCTGATATAATTTTCTTATTAAGAGCTGATGCTACTCCTTTTGTTAATGGTTTGATATAAGTTCCAACTTGTTTTATATCATTAAATACATTCTTAAAAGAAGGTGGTTTTCTCTTACCTGCCGTCATATAAGGGGCTACTGCTTCTTGAATATAATGCCCTTTAATATGATGAACTTTTGATCCTTTCTTTGTAGTAAAATCTTTTTCTAAAGGATGTGTTTTTGACATAGAACCTTTATGAAATCCTCCATCCATCATAACAGATGAATGATGAGCTAAATTAGTTGGTGCAACAAATCCCATCTCACTAATAGGAAACATAGGGTTCGTTCCAGGTAGAATATGTGAACTAACTCTAGAACCTCCAGTCATATCTTCGAGTGTATTATGATGTATAAATCTTTTATCTAATTCGATAAGTTTTTGTCGGATAGACATAGTATAAGGATTAACACCAATCATTATATTATCTATTGAGATAATAATTTTCTTTTATGATATCGTCCTAAATTATATGTTTTTATTTTCTGGCGTTTTTCTTCATTTTGATAATATGAGTTTTGTCTTTCCAAAATACGACTACGATTTGTCTTATAATATTCTTTCATATATTCTTTTAGTATTTTTGTATCAAATACAGCATTATTAAAATTAATACATCCATCAGTATTTTTAATGTAATACTGTTCAGTTAAATTACGATTTTTATAATCAGATAAATCTGTAAATATTTTTTCTTCTAATATACTTACTTCATAATTATTTCCTTTTAGTATTTCAAAAGAAGAACAATATACAGCTTTACCATCTTTTTGGAATCTCTTAAAAGTAGATTTATGAACTGATATTCTTTTGGCTAAACAATTTGTCGATCCTATATAACATTTTTGAGTTAATCGACAAAATATTTTATAATATATAATTTTATAATTTGATGTCATTTATTATATATACTTTTTTTAAATTATGGATTTTGAACGAATCAAACTAAAATTACTTACACATCTTACTCAATCGACTTCCTCCAGAGTGTCCAGATTGTAATCCTCGTGCTGCTCCAGAATATCCAGGATCTGAACCTGAACCTGAACCTGAACCTGACCCTGCCCCAGATAGAGATGATTTCTTTGTCATCATTTTAGAGAGATGAGACATATGTTTAGCTAATCCACGATGTAACATTTTTCCTCCAACCAATCTCTGTTCTGAGAGTCTAGACATTTCAGGAACTTCTTTTCCACTTGCGGTAGAGAGAACCATTTCTTTCGTCAAAAGTCCTGTAAAAGTTGTGCTCTGTCCTTGATTAGTAACAAATATTCCACTATTTGCTGTAATAATAACTAACTCGAGTTGTGTTGCGGCAAGTGCTACTCCAGTATTATTCTGGATTGTAATTTGAAATTGAGCCTGGTAATTTCCAAGTGATCCATTTGACAAATAATTTGGTAAAGATAAATCATATGCTGGATTAATAACAAGAATCGATCCAGTTGTTGGAACTTTTACCCCTTGACCACCGGTGCTATTTTGAGTTGAATATCCACCCCATTCAGCCCAAGATTGATTAATACCATTCTTTATAGATAAATCCCACAATTGTTGTTGTGTAAAATTAGAGAGTAATCCACTTGCGTTATTAAAATTAACACTAACATTAGTAATTGGATAAAATGAAGCTGGATCTTGTGCGTTTTGTTGAGACATTGGTGTTCTAACAAATAGAATAAACATATCAGGAACTTGATTGATTTGGATTGTATTTGAAGAAAATTGAGTCGTAGCATTAATTGCGGCGGTTGCTGAAAGGGTTGTAATATATCTAGGATAATCATAAAATGGAACTACATTTTTGCTTTGAATTAGTTGCGTAGGCTGTGATGATAAAAATTGAAAATTGAGAGTTGGTTGATTACCTGTTCCAAACAAGTTACCTCCACCCCAACCTGGACTAATAGTATAGATTGGTGATTCTGATGCTGTCGAAAATACTCTTTTACAAGAACCATCGAGAGTAAAGTTCATAGTAATATTATTTATTCCGACAAGGCCTTGAGAGTTATATTCAGGATCGCACCAAGTAAAAGGGCTAAGTGTTAGGAGGGGTTCTACTGTTGAAATACTTATTTGAATTGTCCACCAATCTGCTACATTTGTCGATACAAGAGATGGGTCTGTTCCTCCTGCTGTTATATGGTGAACAATCGTTCCATATGTGACTGGAAAAGCTCCTCTAGGAACTTGGTCGACATCATATGAAGCTGTTGAATAACTTGCCATTGGATTATTGTTTGTTTGGACTGCTGCCTGATAATTCACACCATATGCTTGATCGACGAGAGATGGTGTTGTGCTATTATATCTATACAGTTCGCTCGAATTATTAAATCGAAGTAAAGAATCTAACACATCTTGTTCATTTGTCGATACTGAACAGTTATTAATTGAGGCTTGAGCTGTAGTAATTAATCTATTAAATGGAAAACTTTGAAATGAATCGGTATCACCATAATTAAATGCTAAATCCCCAGCTGCTACACCTGCACCAGTTGCTGCTGACCCAATTTGAATAGTAAAATACATAGTGCTCTGAGCGGTAACATGTCGGTCGACAATAATATTTTCTGAAGGGACTTGAACAGAAAAGATAACACTACTACTAGATGCTGAGGTTGCCGTTATTTGTTGAGCTGTTTTATTCGCTGCCCCCATATTGACAGCATATGCTAGTTCAGGCGTAATATCGCTAATAATAGGATCAGTAATCAAACAAGTTCCAAAAAGTGAAGAATCCATTTTATATTTTATATTGAGATAATAATTTTAAGTAAAATATTTTAATAAGCATCTTTAATTTTAAAACATAGTAACATAGAGAATGCCTGATTACTTCCTAAATAAATTGGATTCAAATTACCACTATTATCACGCCAAAATGCCTGTATTGAAAATAATTTTAATGGTTGATTACCTGTTAAAGAAATCCATCTTAATACAGAGGGTGTATATGTGACGAATGGTTTATAAATCAAATTCTCAGATTGAAAAGATGTTATTATATTTTGTGTTTGATTTGCGGATGGATTATTGCCAATATTTCGACCTTCGTAAAATATCTGAGAAGGCATTATATACGTCGATTTAATCGGTATAGTATTAGATACAAATACAATTGAGTTTATAGGTGACCAGGTAGATACTGTGCTACTTGTCTGAGTCATTCCTACAGCTATATATGAAATCGTTGCACCAGTTGGAAGAGTTGTGGTTGTTGTTCCATTCGATGAATTGACAACAAATTGATAATTTTTGCCTGCTATAATACCATTCGTTCCATAATACAGAAAAATAAATGATTCTAGGAGAGCAAACATAGGAGCATTACAATATAAATAAATTAGATTTGGATTTGTCTCGAATGCGGTTTGTTCAAAATATAATGATGCTAATGTGCTTCCTACATCATAAACTAACACAGGAGAGGGAGTTCCTACTGGTGCTCCTCCTGCTGTAATAAAATCTGTCATACAAGTATTTAAAGTATCTTGTAATATTTTATAAAACCATTGAACATTTTGACATTGATAATAACCGCTTGAATTATCTTGTAATCCATTAGGGTTTAAACTCGGCGGGCTTGGTTCTGATGCTGATATGTTTTGAGGTGACCAATTTACATATGTTTGCGTATTTGTATTTGTTAGTGGATTATATAAAGTAAATGAATATATTGTTAAATCATTATCAGGTTGATTCGGTTGAATCAGAGGTATAAAAGAGGGTAATGTGCTTGTATCTAAACTGAATCTTGAAACTGCCATTTCGTAATTCATTGCTCCAAGTTCACTATATGTTCCATCACGAGTTACTGAATAAATTAACTGTGGAGGAGTTGTGGTATTAGATTGAATATTATATGATTGTAATTCTAAATAACTATAAGGAGATGCGGCTTGTTCCATTAGAATATGATGAGGTTGTTCGTTACCTCCATGTATCAGTTGATTCTGGAGATTTTGTATTCTAGGCATTATATATTACTAATAGATAATAATTAGTAATATATTTACGATTACTAAAATACATTAAGATTTCAAATTATATATTTTTTCTTGATTAGATGATGAACCCATTGCTTTCAAATCATCTGACATTTCTTTTTGTTTGTCGATAAGGTCTCCATAATTATGACTTATATACAAATGACGAAGAGCATTGACTGATATTCTCTTTCCAAATATTTTATTTAATTTTTGATTTAAACTAACACTTGTGAGTTTTTCTCCTTTTGAATTAAAAAGTAAACTATTTGTCGGATTTATTTTAATCCATTTCTTTAATATCGACAAAAGTTTAGGAGGGATTGCCTCAATTTGTTGACCATAGTATTTACTCGTCTTATATGTATTAAATATAAAATGATTTTTATCGATATAATTATAAATATTAGAATGATTATCTTTATTCAAAATTAAATGAGTATAATCTAATGCTCTTCTCGGTTGAGTTAATATATATAATGATAGAATTACATAATCTTGTATTTTCTGTAAGTCATCCATAGTATAAGTTTTATTTCGAAATAATCGGAGGGCTTCTTTCTTTACTCGTTCATATACATTTTGTAATTCTTCTTTTGATAACCAATAGTCTTTTTGCTTATCATTTTTTTCTTGTGTAGCTACTTGATTATTATATTCGTTGATATCTTTATTCATTGCTTCTCTGTAAATTGGTAATTCTGTAAAAACAAAAAGTGCGGATAATGCTGATTTACGACTCGATGGATTTTTTGTCGATAAATATTGGATTATAGGTTCTGTTTTATTGAAAAATGAATAATTAATATCATTTGTTGATCCAAAGATTTTAAAATAAATATTTTTTAAAGTAGATGAATATGTTTTTAGAGATGATGGTGATAAAGAGGGTCTATTAGATTTTATTTGTTCAATAATTTTATCCATTATAATTTATCTAAATATTTTATTTCCGACAAAATTAACAAAATCGACAAATAATAATTTTAGTAATTTCGTTAGTAATTTCGTTAGTAATTTTATTAGTAATTTTGTTAGTAATTTCGTTAGTAATTTCGTTAGTAATTTCGTTAGTAATTTCTATGATGGAATGGTTCAGTTTTTTGTAAAGGAATTGGTAATAACATATCTTGAGGTAATTCATCATCATATTTATCTTTACATTCTTCCACCTTCTTTTGTAACTGTATACATTTCCAAGTATGTTTTACTATAGGTATTTTTCGTATTTCTGATAGTTTCATATTAGGAGCAAACTCTTCCTGTATTTGTCTAAGATATATTGAGTATGGACTTGGTTGTTTTGTCATATTATATATCGAGAAAATATAATTTTTTAAATCACTAGAATTACGAATTACGAATTACGAATTACGAATTACGAATTACGAATTACGAATTACGGATATCATATATTATAAACTATTTAAATACTACATGATACTATACTATATAAATAAAATGTCACCAACTTATAAACAAAATAAATTACATATATATAATTGGAGGGCTAAAAATAAAACAAAACACGCGGAGGGTGTGCTTCGTTCTTATTACAAAAAGAAAATTACTATTTCTGTAAGTCGAGAATATGCTGATATTGTATTTATCTTTTTTGATATTTTAAGAGAACGATAAAACGATAAAACGATAAAATTACTTAAAGATTATCTATACATTGTATATAAAATGCCCCCCTCCGTGATTTCATTAAAATTAGAAAAACAACCATCGACTTTAGATGATGTTACATTTTTAGAATATATTGAGCCAACACGATTAAATGCTCTGATACAATCACCATTATTAAGTGAAAAATATGATTTGGATAATTATTCGCAAATACTAGCATCACAAATATATTCTAACGAAAAACACCAATTGGAAACATACGCCAAAAAGTATGATAAGAAAACTGGATGTTATCTTGTCAAATACAAAAAACCAACTCATAAATGGGGAAGGGTGTTTCCTTTGAAATCATTAGGACTTACTTCTTTCGCCAAGAAATCTCGTAATACATTAATCAGAGGGCGGTATGGTGACTATGATTTATCAAACGCACAGCCATCAATCGTTTATAATATTTGTAAATCAAATAACATTCAATGCCCATATAATGAACAATACAATAATAATAGAGAAACTATTCTCGCTGAAGTAATGTCTATATATTCTGTATCGAGAAATAAAGCTAAAAATCTATTTATTCGATTAGCATTTTTTGGAACACTTTATGGATGGTTAAAAGAATGTGGTCTCGATGTCAATTTAAAACCAACAGAGTTTATTTCAAACTTTATCAAAGAATTAAATACTGTCGCTAATATTGCCAAAGATTCTAATCCAGAATTATATGAGCTTTGTCGCAAAATGAAAGAGAACAAAGGACAGAAGAATATAATTGGTTCATTCTTTTCACTTTATCTCCAAGAATATGAAACTCGTATTATGGAATGTGCTATCAGATATTTAATCAATGACACATCTATTACGAACCATCCTAAATCACCTATGAAAATACTTACATATGAGTATGATGGGATTAAACTTTTGAAGGAAAATGTTGAGTTATACGGAGGGACTGAGAAATTATTGAATGATTTACAAAATGTCATTTTGGAACAAACAGGATTTTCTATGGTCTTCGAGGAAAAATCAATCGACAAGTTTTATGATTTAGTTATTACGCCATCTATCGCAATACCTATCGCTGAAATTGTTGCCACACAAGTTCTAATTAATACTGATTTATTTGAGTTTAATAATGAGGATTATTTTATCTCTATCAATGATTTGAATGATACTTTTAAACTAGCAGAAATAATCGCCCCTCGATTACGTAATACATTAATATTATGTAATGAACAATGGTATATGTTAAATAACGATAATCTGTGGATACAACAAAAAGAGCCAACTTATTACATTGTAAATGAAATCCGTAAATATATTGATTACAGTAATAAAACTACTGTTATTGAAATCGAACAAACAAGAGATGAGAAAAGACGAACTGAACTTATTAAGAATAG